GGGGAAACCATTAGCTTCTTGCTTACGCATTTGGATAGCGAACTCATGCTCAAGCATTTGCATTTTCTGTGATGGGTTCTTACCTAGCAACCACATATACAACATAAAAGTTACACGAACATCTTGCTCACAGTAATCTTGCATCTCTTGTGACCACTCAGACCAGTCGGAAGTCTCACCATAGTTGTCCTTGAGAACTCCTATGCGAGTACCCCAAGCTTTCAATGAGTGTGAACCAATCAACTTCTTATCAAAGTTCTCACGCTTGAAGTCGTCGTTGCGTACATCTGGATATACACACCTAGCTAACACAAGGGTATCTATCAGGTTGTTGTGAGTGAAGTCGTATAGCTTTGTTAGAGCAGGGACATCAAACCCTATGATGTTGTGTCCTGCTATTGCTTTAGCATTGAGTAGTTTAACTAGACCTTCTTCGATGTTGCCATCTACAGAATTGTAGCTAGTCGTCTCGTTGTTATCTATATCAAAGATAGATAGGCAGTGAAGAGTGGTAAGGTCACTCAAGTTTGCCCAGTCTTTGATAGCGTTTGTTTCTATATCAAATATCAGTGTGTTCATAATTTATTGTGTAGTGTTGTGGCATTACGCCTGCGACATTGTAATCAATCCATTCGACAGCTTCCTCATCGGTCATGCCTTGCGACATAAAGACCTCGATAAGATATGCATAGGAATAGACCAAGTAACCCCTGTTATCGTGACCAATGATTGCATCATCACAACCATGAAATCGTATTGCTTCATCAGTTAAGTTCTCCATCATCTTTTATTTCTAGTAATTTTTTAATAGGTAAGAGGATGCCACAACTTGTATTCTTGTCACCGCCTCGCTTGTCCATCGTGCTACCCTTCATTGGTTCAATCATTGCTTTTAGTTTTTCTTTCTCAATGAAGATAAAAAGCTCATCAAATACGAAGCACCAATAGTCTGCTTCGGAAGTAGATATGCCTGAGTCTTTGCCTCTGGATTTATACTCAATAAATAAGTTGCCAGTAGTCTTTGCTTTAAGGTCTCTTTTGACTTCGACCTTTTTGTTCTCAAGGAGTTCGGCAACTTGCTTCTCAGCAACGTGACCAACCTTGAGGTCGTATTTGAAGTTTGAACAATATTCCATAATTTAAAAATAAGTTTCACCTGTGTCTCCCTCGATTAGTTTTTCTTCTGTTAGTCTTCCTGTTTCTGCTTGCCAACGTAGATTACAAGCCACTCCAGTATCGCCACTAAATCTATTCTTTAGAACTCTTACTGATGTGATGTTTCTGTTCTCTTCGTCTTGTTGATTGCGTTCCAAGCCTATAACCATATCACTTAGTTGTGCTATGCCGGCTGACCCACGAAGCTGTGCGACTGATGTAGTAGCACCATCCTCATGTCCTCTTCCTTCTGGTCTCTTGAGGTGACTGACAAGTATTACACCTATCTTACACTCCTCAACCAAGGCACGAAGTTTAGTCATTAGGTTGTCTATCATTCTTCTTTCGTCACCTTCAGAGCTACCTGAGATAACGATTGAGATGTGGTCAAGTACGATGTACTCAACATCTAATGACTTCGCCATGTATCTTATGTGACCAACGAGCTTGTCTCCTTCGAGAGAACCCCAGTGGTCATACAAGAAAAATCTACCATTACCCACAGTAGCTTCGTATGCTTCCTTGTACTCATCATTCGCATCGAAGTTATCTAGGTGTAATAGTTTGTTAAGATGTAAACCTATGATACCATTACCAGTTCTCTCAACGCTTTCTTCTAGGGCGATGTAGCCCATACGTTTGTCGGTGGTGGTCAGTATATTATAGGTGACTTCCTTACATATCTGAGACTTACCAATACCACTGCCGGCACAGAAGGTGATAATCTCACCAGTGCGTATACCTCGTGTTACTCTGTTAAGTCCTTCAAATGGATAAGGGATTGACTCAAAGTTCTTTGGGGATGTCAGCCTTTCGTATAACTCTGAACCTCTTACGATTGCATCCAGTCCCCATACCTTGGCGTTCCATATAGCCTTGAGTATTTCTTTGGGCTGCTCTGCTAGTAGAAGCTCATTGGCATCCTTCATAGGCAGGTTTGCTATCTTACATTTGCCTGCTGGTATAATGTGAGCGACATCCTCCATTGCTTGCTTGCCCACATCATCGGAGTCAAACATCAGGACTATCTCTTCAAACTTAGTAAGCCACTCAAGGTGACGTTTAAATAGTGACTTAGCACTCTGCACTCCAGAACTTAGAGAGACTACCTCCCAAGTATTGTTCTGTACTTGGCTTACTGTCAGGCAGTCTATCTCACCTTCGGTAATGACCAGTCGCTTACCTCCATTAGGAAACAAGTGCTGCCCAAAGAAGTGAGTAGGTGAACCATTGCATTTAAAAGTCTTGTCAGCATGGCGATACTTCTGAGCTACAATTTTTTTATTGAGGTCATAGAAGTTAGCAATGTGAACTGTCTCACCATTGACCTGTCCAATTCTATAGTTGTATTTCTTACAGGTCTCTTCGTGTATGCCTCTCTTGGGAAGGGGCATAACTGTACCGGTAACAAACTTCTTATCAAGCACCTCCACATTATCATTAGTGGAAGAGGTAAAGGTAGAACACGAATAGCACTTGGTAGTACCATTGGTATTGATTGTGAGTGCATCGCTACTGCCGCACTCTGGGCAAGGTTGGTGTGTTTTTAGTGGTGTTAGTTCAGCCATGTGTGTGGAATCCTTTGGTGACACCATTTAAATCCATTAGTGTCACACCATTTCGCATAGGTTGTTTTGCTTTTCTTACTGAGGGTATTGTTAGCGTTCTGAAATACAAACCTAATGTCCAACTCTGGATGGCACTCTTTGACAAGCTTGTGCTTTGTTCTATCGCTGGCTGTAAAGTATCCTTTAACTTCAAGTATCACTCCATTAGGTAGTATGAAATCTGGTTTGTAGTGGCATGTTTTAAAATATTCCAATCTTAGGGTCTCGTAGGAGAAGGCAACCTTGGCATCTGTTAAGACACCGGCTACCCTCTCCTCGAAACCAGAACGATAAGGAGATTTAGAATGGTGCTTCCGTCGTGAGTGCCTCATCTGTCTCTGTAAAAGTTTCGTTAAAAGACTCACCGGTGTATCCACCATCGCTCTTACCGAAACCATAATTACCAGAGTTACCACCACCACCATACTCAACTAAGTCAATCACTTGGACTGCCTTTAGTCGTAGGGTGTAGCCGAAGCCCTGACTAGGAATGAACCAGAAGTTTGGTTCGACTGCCATCTTTAGCTCAGAACCACTACCAACTTTAGGGGTAGAGATTTTATTACCTTGACTATCGAAACAAGCAACAGAGAACTCGATAAGTCCTTTTGTCTTTGTTTGTTTTTGTGCAACTTGCTTTGCATAAATCTCAAAGTCCCCATCAGGTGTAATCCTTAATGGTTTGTTTGCTGATTTCTTCAGCTTCTTACCTTGAGCTTTGCACTCAGCGTCAAAAGCTGCGTCATACAATTTATCAATACCCATCTCAAAGGCTCTGAAGTCATCCTCACTTATGTGAAGTTTGCAGGAATATAATCCATCTTCGTTGAACTTTGTGTCAGGTGTATCTATACGAGGGTAAACTGCTTTACCCTGAGGTGTTGTTATTATGTTTGCCATTTTACTATTTGCGTTCCTTTCTATTGGTTAGAATCATTTGCATTAACTAAAAAAATATGTGCTGTCTTTGAGTTTTGATAAGTCAGCGTCCCCATAGGCAGGTGGGGCAGGGAATGTGATGTCCGGATTGTCAGTCTCTAACTGATGTTGCCAATCAGCCAAGAGGTCAACACTAAACATCTCATAGAAGACATTTCGTATAACATCACTCATTGCTTGGCAGTTGGTCGAGTGAGTACCATAAGAGTCATGCACCATACTGAAATCATAAATATCTTTCTGTTGGTTACATCGAATGACTGTCTTGTGGAGTGCTGAAGCATCCAGTGCG